ATAATAGGATCATTTTTAATATTTATAAATGAAATATCAATATAACTTTTGTTATTATATTTATTTATACCAAATGGTAAATAAACAATAGGAGTCTGTATAATTAAATTATTATTTTTATATTTTAAATAATAATTTTTAAATAACCTAAAAAAATAAGTTTATTAATAGTAATATTTAAAAAAAAATGGATTGTAGTGATACTATATCTAAAGAGAATTTCACACATGAAGAAATAGTTCCTGAATGCGCTATTTGTTATGAACCATTAGATAATACTTCTATTAAATTAAAGTGTGGTCATATATTTCATTATAAATGTATTTTTAATTCTTATAAAATGGCTAATATAAAACAAAATGTACAATTATTTAGAAAATGTCCTTATTGTAGAAATAATGGTGGATTTCTTCCTATGAGAGTCAATATTTATCCACATAAAAATATTCATATTGAATACTATGAAATTGAAAAATATTTAATTAGAAATGATTTTGATAAATTAAAGGAGGTTGTTGATAAATATATTGATAAAACAAAATGTAATGCTATATTAAAATCTGGAATTAATAAAGGTTATCAATGTAAAAAAAATAAAAAAAAAGATCATGAATATTGTCATCTACATTTAAATTAAACATGTTCCGTCTTCTATACAATCTCTACTTATATAATCATTATGTTCATTTTGTTTAGATAAGTTTAAATTATCTTTCATTTTTAAAGGAAAATAACATTGTTTTTCTTTTTTTATTTTTTTTGGTTTTTTTATTTTAATAAAATTTAAGAAATTTTTATTATTACTACTTAATATTAAATTTTTTGATTGTTTAATATTATCCATTTCTTGTTGTTTAATATTATCCATTTCTTGTTGTTTAATATTATCCATTTCTTGTTGTTTAATATTATCCATTATTTCTTCTTTTTCCTTTTTATTATTTTCTAAAAATGTTTTAAATAATAATATAAGAAATAGTGTTAAAAATACTATAATTTGTTGATTTAAATTAACAATATTTAATAAAGTAATAATTAATAAAGATACAATAGAACTTACAAATATATTGTCTATTAATTCCATATAAATTATAATGAGATATTATTTTATATTTGATAATGCTTTATTATACATATAAAAATTAAATCCAATAAATAAAAAGAATACTAGAAATAATATCATTCTAAAACTTTTAGTATTTTTAATTCCATAACCATAAATATAATTAAAAATATAATAACAACAGTATAATATAAATAGAATTATACTATATTTTACGAACTTATTCTCAATTATATTTATTTTATCACTATTATTATTTATCAAATAGGTTATTATTAAACTTGTTATTGTAACTATAATTATTTTATTCGATAATGATAATGGGTTTAGAAAACTGATTATTAAAAAATTAATCAAAAACGAAATAATTATAGTTAAAATAATTGCTTCTACCATTATATATTACAAAGATAAATTATTGACTGCCTTTTTATTAATAGTTCTCCTTAATTTTACTTTATCTACCTTTTCTCTACTATCTAATACTAATTTAGAAACATTTTTAGCTTTATCTTCATCTTTGAAATATAAGTTAAGACCACTTATTAAGTTAGATTTATTTAATGGTTTTGTGCTTTTAGATGAACTATAAATTAATTTACCATTTTTTGTATTCATATTATCTATTTCAAACTTTTTCATAGTCCCTAATATTTCTTCAGATAATTCATTTTTCTTTTTTCTCCTTTCCACAATAGCTTTATTAAGTGCTTTTATTTGATCATCCATTTCTAAATAATTTTTAACATTTGTTTTTAATAGTTCTTTACAAAATTGAAACTCTTGATCTGTCATTTCTTCTTGAAATAAATCTTCCATATACTTTTAAGTAATAAAAAAATGTCAAATAATAAACAAAACTATAACAATCCTTCTATTTTAACCCTTGTTTCTAGAATAGTTAAAAAACAAAATAATGAAATTATAGAATCTTATGGATTGGAACATAAATTATCACCTAAGGAAATAGATCATTTAAAAAAAACATATATTAAATTAAATCATATTTATCCGAATGTAGTTCAACGAAAAAATAGAGAATATTTACAAACTCTATTAATAAAATTGATTTAAAAATATTATTATATTATTATATTAATGAAAATATCTGATTCTAATAATAATTATAATAGACCAGAAATTACTAATCATGATATTATTAGCAATGATATAGAATTATTAAAACAAAAATTAGAGGGATTCATCCAAATCCACGCTGAAAACTATGAAGATATTGAGACAGGATTATGGATTAAATATGTTTCCAATGAAGGAAAATATAGATCTGGTGGAGTTTTAAAACAAAATAAAGCGCCAGATTATTTTGTTTTAAAAAGTCCATATAATAATATTACTTGGAGTGTCAATTTACAAAAAAATGTTTGTTTTATTAAAGATGTTAGTTGTTTTAGAGAAAAAATGATTCAGAAAAATAATTTATTTAAATTATATGAAGCTGGATTAGTTAAAATATTAGATGAACCTGAAATTTAATTATTTTATTTATTTTTAATATTTAATTTATATTATAAATATATATGATTAGTCGAAAAAGAAATATCAATAAACGTAAAACTAATATTAGACGTAAAACTAAATTAAAAAAGAAAAAATTTATTCGTGGTGGAAGTCAGAATCAAAGTATTGGAAGTGATACTCAAGGATATATAAATGTCACCGAAGGAGAAGGGGAGGAGGGCACTGCGATGCCGAAAGCAGTCACTAGCGCAGAAGTAATTGACCGAAAAATAGCTTTAGATTTGGAAAAGGGAGAGCAACTGCCACAAACCAGGGAGGAAAAGGACTCAGAAATTGCTAATGAATTGTTAAGTCAAATAGAGGAAAGGAGGAAAGGGAGGGATATCTCGAACCGGAGTAATCCGGAAGCTGGTTACTTGGAATGGGTTGAGAAACCCAAGAGTGGAACTTCTAACTTAGAACCAGATAGTGCTGCTACTTATTTAGATTTAGAGCCATATAAAAATTCTAAAGTTAGATTAGGAACGGAAAATGGTGAGGTAAATAGATTATTAGAAATTCTTAAAGGTGTGAAACTTGATGGAGAACAAGATTGGAATCAAGGTATATATAAAACAGATATAGATAGCATAGGAACAGAATTATATAGTACGGAAGATGAAATTAATCCATATGATTCGAGTAAAAAAATTACCCTTCATAATCTTACAAAATTATTTGAAGAAAAAATGAGGTCTATAAGATATATAGATAATTATACAACAACAGCAAATGATTCAAAGGATTTTAATCATTTATTTCAAGTTCTTTTAGAACTAGTTATGATAGATGATGATGGAGACAGATTATGTATTAAATTAGGATTAGATAATAACACCGAAATTGAAGAAGCAGTTTATAAAAATGATTCCAAAAATTTTAAAAAATTATTTGAAACAGAACAAAAAATAATCTATGAAGATAATATATCTTTATTTAATAAAAAAAATCATTTATATGATGGATACCAAAAACCATTAACTCAGGATGATATTAATGGGGATGATGGGGATGATGATTCGGATTCAAAATTAATAGGAAGATATAAACAATGTTACAATTTAGAACAATATTATTTAATAAAACATATTGAATTGGCCGAAATTGTAAGAAAAATATTAAATGTAACTAGAAATATATATATATTATTATATATTTTTAATAAAATTTCTAAATTATATGATACGAACTCACGTAGACCTAAAAAACCAGATGATATTTATTTACCTAAAACCAGATGGGAAGAAATTAAAACCGCATACCAAAATCAAAAATTTTTATCGGTTGCAATGAAAAAAATGTCGTCTAAAGTAAATGAAACAAAAGATGTATTAAATAAAATATTAGATGGATCTCCTGGATTACAAAGTAATAGTGTTGAAAAAGTACCTGATATGGCAGGTGGTGCAGCTGTTGGTGCAGCAGCTAATGTTGTGATTCCGAATAATGCATATCCCGTTATGGATATTTCAAATGATTTACCAGAGAAAGAATTAGCGAATTCTGATATAGATAATGAAAGTGATGAAAATATAAATAGAAAAGCAGATATAGTTATTGATGAAGATTTTTTTAATAAGTTAGACGAATTAGGAATAGATAAGACCGAAATTAAAACACAGTTAAATAATAAAAATCCATTTCAAAATGAAATAAATGAATTTAGACAATATCACACATCATTATTTCAATCACTATCACAATATATTAAATTAGACGATTTGGATGGATTAGTATCAGAATTTTATAAAGGCAATAATGGAGACATTCATAGACAATTCAAGGGAAAAGACGATGTTATCGATAGTAAAATCCTAAATTTGTATGATCCTTCAACATTAACAGATTATAAAAAGGATCGTATAAGAACAAAATATGATAGTGATGGAAATCTAAACGATGAATGGGTATTAAATGTTTATAACGTTCAACAATATTTATTTAGATGTAGAGATCTGGAAGAATTATATTTAAAAAAACACAACGAATTTCTTAAATTAGTATGTATATATGAAAAATTCTATATATACTTTATAACAATTTATATAATTCTAGGATTCTACATATATTATTTAATAACTGAAAAACCTGAGGAAGAATTAAAAAATATATATTTACCACAATTTATATTAACTGATATTGAACAATTAAGAAAAGATCAAAATACTCTTATGGACAATGTTAATAGTACTTTTGATGGAAATACTTTGTTTGGAGGTGGTTCAAAAACAAAAAAGAAAAAGAAAAAGAAAAAGAAAAATAAGAAATCAAAACTTAATCTTAAAAAAAAAATTAAAAAATCAAATCATCGTGGATTGAAAAGAAATAAAAAATCTAATAAAAAAGGAGGAGGAGGTATTTTTAAACTGTTTAAAAAAATTATTAAAACTAATAATCCTAAAATAAATTTACCACCCCTTTCTATGGACGAAGGATCGCCATCAGCGACGACAGCAGGACCAGCAGCAGGGCCAGCAGGGCCAGCAGCAGCGAGATCAGTAACTACACGCAAATCTAAAGAAATAAAATTATTAGCTGGAGGTGCTTTTACTAATGAATTAAAAAAAATATTTGATATTAAAACAGAATTAGAGGAAACATGTCAAAATGTTAAGTTTGAAAAAATTTGTAAAATTACTATGACAGAAAATGACCCACTTTGTAATAATGAATTGTCCAAGGATGTTGCCAAGAATGGAGAGAAAACGATTTGTGAGGATTCATTAAAAGAAAGTGCCATATTACAAAAATTAAGTTGTGGTGGTGGTGGAAGTTTAGGATGTACATTTAAAGTATCAAAACCTCCTAATATTAACTCATTGGGGGAAAATTTAGAAACATTGGATAAATATTTGAGTGATAAGGATTCTGTTGTTAAAATATTTCCTAACTCATCCAGTGAAATTCATAAAGAAATAGAGTTTTTACTTGATAAAAATGATGATACTAATCAGAGTGAACGTAAAAAATATCTTATATCCATGTTGCATTTAGATACACACAATAATTGTATATTTAATTATAACGAATTTACAGGGTTTTTTATGGAGTATGCGTGTAGTCCTTTGGAAACTGGAATATGTGATTTAGAAAAATATTTTAAAACTGGACTAAAAGATGACTCGCCATTAGACCCAAACGACCCTATATTTACTATAAGTGGTATTTGTAAATTATTAAAACAAATCTGTAGCGGTATGATATATATGCAAAATTTAGTTCCTGGATATTTATGGTGTCATATGGATCTAGCACTTCGTAATATATTATTAGATAGTAATGGAAATTGTAAAATAACTGATTTTGGACTAAGTCTTAAAATTGACAAAAAGTTATTAAAAACGACAAATGATGTAATAACAAATGGTGTCAGTTTTGCCCAACCACCATTAAATACAATGAGAAAATTTCCACCAGAACTTCCTCCCGAAATTAAAATTAAATATAGATTGCGAGGAAAGAGTGTGGGAATATTTTTCTCTGATGATAAATCTTCCAATTCATTTATTTCTGATAAGAATGATGTTTGGATGTTTGGTATTATTTTTTGGCAATTATTTGCTTACCCAAAAATAATTACGGGAAATCAGAAATCATTCGTAGATAATACTAATAAGATACTAAATACGATACCAGGGCATCCTACGTTCGAGGAAATGGAAAAAGTAATAAGTATATTTAATGCTGACGAAGATGAACGCGAACCGGGGAAACCCTCGCCAAATATTAATGCGAAAAACTATAAATTTAAACAAAATCTTAGAATAGATTTACATGAATTATCTAAAAATAAAACGAAATATTTACAATTACCTTATTCTATAAAAGGTGTTTTATTTGACGAGTTTGAATTTGATTCTGCTCCATCCCTAGAATCAAAGTTAGGTAAAAAAATTTTATCTTCTATATCTGATGAAGTAGAAAAAGAAAAAAATAGAAATTCTTTAAAAGATCTAGGAAAAATTATGGGTAAATGTTTATCTACACAAAAAGAAAGACCATCATTTGAAGCGTTAGAAAATTATTTAATAAGTTATACTAAGAATGATTTTAAGTTAGTAGTAGAAGGAAAAACTAATCCATTCGGTGCCACCAACATAGGAACAGATGAAACTCCTTTCGGTAGGTACGGGTTCGATTCGGAAGTATAAAATATTAAAAAGCAACGAAGTCGCGAGCAAACTCATCAGCATTTTTTAACATATTAAATTACAATAATTGTGAAAAAATCAATACCACATCAAAGCAAATATTAAATATTTGAATTATTTATAACATTAAATCACCAAAATAACTATCAGTGTCAGTTTCATTATCACTAAATCTCTCAATTGTATCCTTAGGTTTATTAAAAGAAGATATTGCTAATGGATTATCTTCTAATTGTTTCCCTGCTCCAGTTATAGTCTCATATCGTTCTTGTAAAGAATTATTTGAAAGACCAACACGAGGATTAGTTTGACTACCTAAACTGCTTGAAAATAATCCACCATTAGTTATTGATGTATTAGAATGATCGCCACCATCGTAAGTTGAATTTTGTTTATTATATGATACACCGCCTTGAGCATTTGCTCCAGCCGCAACTTTTACTCCTGATTGTGTAGGAGCCCTTCCTTGTGATATAATTTCTTTATTTGGATTGGTGACTGCATTAAGCATACTATCATAATTCTGTTGTTTTTTATTATTAGAATTGGCGCCACCAGAATATTCATGATCAGATGTAGATTGTTTTTGTGTTGGTGGAGCATAATAATCATTACTATCTCGTGATCCTGTATTATAAACACTACTATTTATATTACCATTATAAGGTTTATGATCTTGCTTTTGCGTTTTGGGAGCAAATGGATTTGCTGTTAAATATCCTTGACCCTTATTATATTTTATATTAGAATTATGGATATTATATATTGTTGTTTCTTTCATAGTTGCTTTAGCAGAAGCATAATTATAATCACTTGTTTTTTTATGATCAATTCCAATATGACCATTATGATTATTATGGATAGTTGTTTCTTTAATAGTTGTTTTAGCAACATCATTAGGATCATAAACAGTTAATTTTGTTGCGCCTTTAATTTGTGTTTGATTTTTGTTTACTTCTGTAGTTTCTTTTATTGTAGTTCTTGCAATATCATTCGGATCATAAATTGTTAAATGTTTGACTACAGAATTCATATTACCATTATGTTTATTATCTTCAGTTGTTTCTTTTATAGTTGTTCTAGCAACATCATTCGGATCATAAATAGTCTGTTTGTTTGGCATATTAATACCTATATAACCTTTAATATTAGGATTTCCTTCAATATTTTCTTTTCTAGTTCGTTTCATTTTATCTTGTAAAGGAGCTATAATTGATTTTATAGCACTTACTACATTTGATGCTATAGTTTTATTTTGTGTTGTGTCTCTTTCATTAGGTGGTAATTTAATACTATCTTTACCATAATTAGATATATCATAATTATTATCAACTTTTACTTCTGACTGGAAAGGTTCACGGTTATTATTATTTTTAATAGTCCATCCGCCTTTTTTAAATTTTATATCATTTTTATATGTTTTATAATTATTTCTTGTATCTTTCTTAACCATTGGTCTTTTTGATTGATTTATTTTAGATGCTGGCGCTGCATTTCCAGAATATTCACTAGGTTCAGGTCTTCTTATAGATTTACGAATAATTTGAGGTCGTTGTTTATCTTTATTAATAAAAGATCTTTTTGGACCCCACTTTTCTTCACCTTGATGCCATGTTTTTTCTGGTCTATTTTTAAATATCTTTGCTGTTGAACACCTTTTATCTATTGTAGATTTACCAGTTTGTATAGGTTCACTATAAGATTTTTTATAATTAGATAAAGTTCGTAATTCATCTATAGTTTTTGGTCTAGCAATGTCATTAATTTCATATTGATGAAAAGCACCCTTTCCTTTATTTCCATAAGATTGTCCTACACCTCTAGCAACTTTAATTTGCTCAAAAGGTAATTCGGTATTTCTATTATTAGATTTTATGTATCGGTCTTCTAATTTATCAAGAACATTTGGAGCACCATTTATAAATCCCAAATCTTTACTAGGTTTAAAAAAATTTTTAGTTTCTTTTTTATGAAAATTAAATTCAGATCTTCCAGTATGAATATCTAATTTATTTTGATATCCATCTAAACTCATATTTTGTGTAGCAGTTCCTTTGAAATATGGTATAGCCCAAGTATTTGAAGAAATATTTGAAGAATTATCGCGACCTATAGTTTGACTAGTTATAAATTGGTCTAAATCAACTTCTTCGCCTGTTAATGAACTCTTAATTTTATTATTAGATTTAGGAATATATTTTAAAACTTCATCATTTTCTTTTAATAATTTAGAGGTTTCTTCATCTAATAAATTTGAAAAACTACGAGGTAATATAGTTTTATATTTTTTGTCTAATTTTTTTCTTAATTTTTTCTCTGCTTTTTTTACTTTTTTAATTATTTTTTGATTATATGGATTTTTATCTTGATCTAAATTATTAGTTTGTTTTTTTAAAGGTTTTTTATGTTGTGCTTGATTATACATAGTTCCTAATCCAACTAAAAGTGAAGCTAAATATATTTCAATCATTAAATATATAATATAAATTATTTTAATTTCATATAAATATACTTAAAAATTAAATCTATATTTAAATATAGGAATGTATAAAAACATTTATTCTTATGATATTTTTTTAGAAGTAAAAAAAAACAATAATTTTGTTTTTGATACAACTTTAAAAGAATCATTAGAAACTATAAATAAAATTATTGATAATAATTATGGTATTTCTTATCATGAAAAAAATAATAAACATAAAAATAAACACAAAAATAAACAAAAAGATTTTAAATTTAGTAATGACAATGATTTATGGCGTTCGCAAAAAAAAACCATAATTAAAAAAGAAATTAATGGTGATATAGATAAATATAAATATGAAATAAATAGTTTGCTTAATAAATTATCTCCTAAAAATTTTGATAATATATCAACTAAAATACTAAAATATTATGAAAAATCATTGGAAGATGATGAATTAAATAATTTATTAATATCTTTTATTGATAGTATATTTTCAAAAGCTGTAATGCAACCTATATATTGTCCTTATTATGTTAAATTATTAAATATTTTAGAAAATAAATTTAAAATATTAAATTTAATTCATATAAAATGTATTAAATTTAGAGATATATTTACAATTTCTAAAAATAACAAAGAAAATATGACTGAACAAGAAGCATATGATAAATTTTGTGAAGATAATTTGGAGAAAGTATTTAAAACTGGATATGCGCAATTTATTGGTGAATTATACAATAATAAAATGATTAAATTAGATATAATAAAAAGTAATATTGATTTTTTTATGTTAAGTTTAAATGACACTAATTCAAAAGATGATTCTATTATATTTGAAAATATATTAATTTGTATTTCACAATTAATTAAAACTACATCTCAACAATTAAAAGTAATAAATTATGATTATAATGATTTACATAAAAATGTTAATAATATATATAATAATTTTAAAGGTAGTAGTAGATTAAAATATAAATTATTAGATTTATGTGAATATATTAGTAAAATTATTTAAAGTTTTTTTAATTTTATTATTATTATGATTGAAAAAGATAATAGTAGATTTGATATATATTTAAAAATGATAGAAACACGTATTGATCAATTAGTACAAATTTATATATCTAATAGAAAAGAACATGGATTAGGAATGTTATTTTTGAACTTTTGTGATAAAGAAAAATTAGATGTATTTTATAATCCATTGTATGATAAAGAAAAAGAATGTACTAATGAAATGTTTCCAACAAATTTAGTATCTTATGTTACTAATAATAAAACACCTGATAGTATTATTTATTTTAATTTATTTGATAATGATGGTGATTTTATGTTAACGATAGATTTAGACAAAAACAGTAATTACTTAAATAAAAAGTAATTTTTATAGGATAATATTTTTTATTTTATGATATTAATGAAACAACTAATTAATAATTATATTTTATTTAAAAAATTTAACCATTGTAAGTTTGATGTAATATTAAATGAACAAACATATAATGGATTAATTAAACTATTATTTAATATATCATTTATTAAAAATGTTAATAATTTTTTAATATATTTGTTAAAACATTATAGTAAATATACATTTAATAATAAAAAATGTGTAAATATTGACTACAAATTTACTAAAAAATTATTAATAATTTTTTTAATAGTTAAATTTCCAAACATGGTTTTTACTAATAATACTGAATATAATGAAAAATTAATAGAAATTTCTAAATATATATATAATATTTTTAAAAATATTACACAATCTAAAAATAATAAAATATTATATTCTATAAAATTAATTGATCATTTACATAAATTTATTATTATCTATAATTTATGGAGTATGATAGATAAAAGAATTAATACTTATTCTATTTTAAAAATGTATTATAAAAATACTATTAGAAAATTAGAATTGTCTGACAAATCAAAATTATATGATATTTTAACATCATCTATAGATAATGATCAAAAAGAATTGGAAAAATCAATTAAATATATGAATGATTGTAATGAAGAAAATTTTTTTAATCATTATAAAGATAATTTAGATTACTCTAAAATTATAGATGAAAAATTATATTTAATAGAATTAAAATATAGATTAACAAAAACACATCCTGATAATTTAGTCTTTGTAGAATTAGTAGTAAAAACAAAAGAGTTGTTAAAAAATTGTGTTCCAAATAGAAAAGATCATCATAAGATTATAGATAATCTATTAGATACAGATTTAATGACTACATATATTAATAATGATATAATAGATAATAAATATTTTTATGATGTAATTAATATAATTATAGATAAAGTTAAAGAATATCAATCTAGTGTAGAAGATATTGAATTAGAGGAATTTAGATTAGAATGTAATGGTAAATTAAATAAAAGAGAATTTTATAAAAATTTTATTCCAATGTTTTTTATAAATATTTTTAAGCGTTTAGATATAATTATTACGAATAGAGAAAAAATTATAAATATGATGAATAAAAAATAAAATAATAGTGAAGATTTATTAATTTTTATTTTAAAATTGATTTAAATTTAAAGATAATTATTGTGAAATAATTATTATGTGTGGTATTTGTGGGTTTGTTGGAACTAAAAGTTATTCTGATGAACAAGAAATAACAAGAAAACGATTTTTAGAATTATCTAAAAGAATCCGCCATAGGGGACCAGATTGGAATGGTATTTATACAGACTATGATAATAATGTGATTATTTGTCATGAACGTTTATCTATTGTAGGTGTTGATCATGGATCACAACCTATTATAGATAATGATGAATTCATTTTATCTGTGAATGGTGAAATTTATAATTATAAACAACTTTATGAAACAGTATTACATAATAAATATGTTCCTAGAACTAAAAGTGATTGTGAAGTAATCATTCATTTATATAAAGAGTTTGGTGCGAACTGCGTTAAAATGTTAGATGGAATATTTGGATTTATGCTTTATGATAAAGTTAATCAAAAAATATTGGTGGCAAGGGATCCAATTGGTATTATTCCATTATATTATGGTTGTGTAGATTCAAGTATTTCAAATGGATTTATGTTCGCATCAGAAATGAAATGTTTAATAGATGATTGTGATGATATACAATTATTTCCACCTGGTCATTACTTAGAATTAGATCATAATAATAAACATGAATTAGAATTTATTAAATATTTTAATCCAACATGGGATACCTCTAAATATAATACATATTCTGATACTAATATAGTTTTAGATGATTTAAGAAAACGTCTAATTGATTCTGTAGATAAAAGACTTATGGCAGAAGTTCCTTTTGGGGTGCTTTTATCTGGTGGTCTTGATTCTAGTTTGATTGCTTCTATTACAAGTAGATTACTTAAATCTAAACCATCTGTATGGGGGCAAAACTTACATAGTTTTTCAATTGGATTGGACGGATCACCAGATTTAAAATATGCTAAAATTGTGGCAGATTTTTTGGGAACTATTCATCATGAATTTATTTTTACAGTTCAGGAAGGTATTGATGCTTTAGAAGATTTAATTTGGCATCTAGAAACATATGATGTTACAACTATAAGGGCAAGTACGCCTATGTTTTTAATGTCTAGATTAATTAAATCTCTTGGTATTAAAATGGTATTATCGGGAGAAGGCGCCGATGAAATATTAGGAGGATATCTATATTTTCATAATGCTCCAACAGATTTAGAATTTCATAACGAATGTGTTAATAGAGTTAAAGGATTACATAATTTTGATTGTTTAAGAGCAAATAAATCTACTATGGCATGGGGTATTGAAGCAAGAGTGCCATTTTTAGATAAATCATTTATGGAATTAGCAGTTTCCTTAGATCCAGCATTAAAATTACATAAAAAAGAGACAACAAGTGATAGAAAAATTGAGAAATATGTTTTAAGAAAAGCTTTTGAAAAAGATGAATTAGGAGAAAAATATTTACCAGATGAAATTTTATGGAGGCAAAAAGAACAATTTAGTGATGGTGTAGGTTATAGCTGGATAGATGGGTTAAAAAAGTTTATTGATAGTCAAATTACTGATGAAGATTTTGAAACTAGTATTAAAGATAAATCTAAATACAATACGGATATACCTAAAAATAAAGAAGAATTATATTATCGGCGCATTTTTGATAAGTTATTTCCAGAACGACAAGATATAGTTCCAAGATGGATTCCTAAAACTGATTGGGATGGTGTTGGATATGATCCATCTGGTAGAGCACAAAATGTTCATGACAATAATAATTGATATAAAATTGATTGTTATTTAATGTTATTATATTATTTATGTCATCTTCTAAGTATAATATGAATATCATTAAACGTATTGAACTTATTAAACTTATTGATGGCGACGACTCATTCTTTGTTCATTTTAGTTCAATCCAAGAATGTAATCAATTTAAACCCAAATTTACTGGAGAACTAGGTCATATATGTTGTAATGGAAAAGGTATTCAAGTTAAAACATATAATGGTAAAAAGGTAGATAATGAAATTTATGATATTATTAGAAAAGAATATAAGACTAACTAGAATTTATTATTTTAATTATGAAAATACTTTTGTTCGTTCAATTATTTTTTATTGTTTGTAATGCAGGGAAATGTCCAAAAAATAAATGGAATTGTTATATAAGTGGTGAATGTATATTATTAAATAATGTTTGTAATGGTTATAATCATTTGGATTGTAAATATGGCGAAGATGAAAACTATATTTTTTGTTTAAAATGGAATCCAAAACATAATTTATTAACTGGTACAACTTCTACAACTTCTACAACTTCTAAAACTTCTACAACTGATACAACTTCTACACCTTCTACAACTGGTACAACTACAATTTCTACAACTGCTACAACTGGTACAACTGGTACAACTGGTACAACTGGTACAACTGGTACAACTGGTACAACTTCTACAACTGGTACAACTACAATTTCTAAAAAACATTTAGTAACTGTTAATGATACTCTAACATTAAAAAATAAATCATTATTTGTAAAACGGAAAACTTATATTTATATTATTATAATATTAATTCAATTAATAATTATAATAGTATTATTTTTAAAATTAATAAAAAAGAAAGAGATATATATTAATAATATATATTTGGAACCAACAAAATTGAATGAAATGTATAATACTATGCCAGAATATGAAACAGTATTATAAATTTAATTATATTTAGAAAAAACTAATTATAGAAATATTAATTGGAAATATTGTCTGATATAAAGATAAATATGAGTAATATAAATTATTGTAAAGTTAATAATATAAAATTAAGTATTATAAAATAAATTCTAATAATGTTATTATTATTAATAATGCCATATGTTTATTATTTAAAACTAAATGATTAATATATTGTTTTAATTCAGAACCAAATATAGGCAAATTATCAAATGGTATTGTATCTATATGTTTTTTTTGCATTAAAGATAAACTAAAATTTCCTATAACAAATACTAAAGAAGCTCTTAATAATCCCATTATAATTATCAATTATTTTTATTTTTAATTAAAACAATAATGACAAATTATAGGAATTGAAACTAAACAAATTATATATAAAGTTAATAATATTATTATTGTTATATCAACCATAATATTATTTTAATATTATTTTTAAATAATAATAATTATTATTATTATTTAAATAGCCATAGGTGCTTTTATATTTTTATAAGGATTATAATCTATTAGTTTAATATCTTCATATTTATAATCATAAATAGAGTCCTGTTCTCCACAATTAAATAATAATTTAGGAAAAGGTCTAGGAGTTCTAAGTAAATTCTCTTTTACTTGTTCAATATGATTTTTATAAATATGTGTATCGCCAGTAATTACTGTTAATTTACCAGGTGATAGATTAATATCTTTTAAGTTACAAATCATATTAACTAAGAATGCCCCAGTTAATGTATTCCAATTATTTGCCAAAAAATAATCAGAACTTCTAATATATATTTGTAAATTTAGTTTTTTGTGTTTAGTATCTACATAAAATTGATAAAAACATAAACACGCTGGTAACGCTGCTTTATTCATCGTTGATGGATTCCATAAATTTATTATAATTCGTCTACTATTTGGATCATTTTTTATTAAATATAATACATATTCCAATTGATCAAATCCTTTTCCTTTATTATTATGTTTACAACTTTCATAAAATCCTCCATAATGTCTAAAATTAAAACCATATGTTTCACCCATATCTCCTTCTGGATAATGTTGTAATCCTCTTTCATCTAAAAATTCACGACTTGTATTCCCATCCCATATATGGATATTTTTATCATTTAATATAGAATTATCAGTTTTACCACTTAAATATAACATTAACTCTTCAAAAACACCTCTCAAGAATATTTTTTTTGTTGTTAATGCTGGAAATGTATCTTCTAAATTATATGTAAATTTTTCACCAAATATAGAATATGTTCCAACACCTGTTCGATCTTCTGTTTCAATACCATTTGTTATAATATTTTTTAATGTTTGAAGATAAGTTTCTTCTTCTATATTTTGCCAAGTCTTAATAGAATAATTATTTTTAGGTACATATTCTAAATATCTATAATAAATATTAGATTCACAATAAAATTTTGAAATATATGTAAGTTTAAATTCACTTTGATCTATTTTTGGAAAAAATGTATCACATTCAAAATCTTCATATATTTCAGTTACATAAAATTTAGATACTTGTTTAGATTCTAATGCCATTTTATATAATGATTCCCCACCTATAATAAAAATATTACTAATATTAAAATTTTTATTTAATTTTACTACTTCTAATATTTCATTAAAATCATATTTTACATAGGTATCTTTATAAGATTCGATTTCATATTTTAATTTAAGATCTTTATTTCTCGTTAAAACTATATTTATTCTATTATTTAATGGTTTATTTTTATTTGGAATAGAATCCCATGTTTTTCTTCCCATAACTACCATATTTTTAGTATGATCTTTCAATGTTTTAGATGTTATTTGTTGGAAATTTTTAAGATCATTTTTTAATAACCATGGTATTTTATTATCAAACCCAATACCATTATTTTTTTTACAATATGCAACAATTATATTCATTTATTAGATATATTATAAAATGTTTAAATCAATTAATTCATATTTATTTTTTTAAATACTTTGTAAAAAAATTTTTTCTTTGTATATTATATAATGTTAAGTTTTAGAAGAAGTTTAAAAAATAGATCTAGAAAACATAATTCGAAACGTACTATAAAACGTGGTGGTGGTCGTAAAAGTATGACGCGTTCAGGAAAAGTATATAGAGGAAATCCTTCATTTGCAGCAAAATTAGCAGCATTTATTTTAGAAAGTGTTAAGGATACTATTTATTTTTCTAAAACAAGTGGATTTTCTGATAAACATCACCAAATATTTGGTGTTTTACCATATTTACATATGAATATTTCAGAAACAGAATTTAGACGACAACTTAAAGATTCACAAAAAAATAGGAATAGTTCATTAACTAAATTATGTAATAAAAATAAATTAAATAAAAAATTATCTTCTGTTGGATTCAATTGTAAAAAGCAGTCTTCTTCAGGCGTTCATAGTGTGAATGAATCTATTGTTGATTCAATAAATAATAGATGGGCTATGAGAAAGAATGGTCAAAAAAGATTAAAAACTATAATGAATGCTATGGAATGGCAAGTAAAAAATAATAAAATCCCAAAATCAAGTTTGAAATGGTGTAAAAATTTATAATTTTATTTTACTGCACTTTTTTAAAATATTTTGAAAAAATAGATTCACTACTTATATCTATAGATATTGAGTCTTCTTCGCATATACTTGTATAATAAAAATTATATGGTATATATAACATTGTGTTTTGTCTACAAATAATTTCTATATATTTTGCTTTTTCTATTAATGGGTATTTTTTTAAATCTTGTTTCCAAAGATTTATTGGACTAATATCATTATTTAAATATAAATAGTTAGATTGATCCGCATTAAATATAAAAAATCTTTTAGTTCCACTATAAATATAAAATAATCGTCTATATTTATCTTGTTTTTGAATTAAATGTGGTTTATCTTTAGATTCAAATAATATTTGATGATTAGATTCTATTGTTAATGGAATATTATAGTAATATAAATTTTCTATAATTTTTTTATCTATTAAATCTTTTTGGGTATTATATAAAGATAAAGAAATATTCCATTTTTCAAATTTAATATTAGTAAACACCGATATAAGTTTATCTTGTAGCATATTTTCAAAAATATTTTTTTGCGGATTTTCATATTGTAAAATTTGGTATGAATTATTAATTTTATTTATACTTTCATATTGTGTGTAACAAATAATTGATATAATAATTAAAATAAAAATTATACGTTTCATTTATTTAATAGGTATATAAAAAACAAATATTATATACGAATAATATTTAAAAATAAAATCAACAAGATTATTATATTATGAATATTTACTATATTATTAATAGTTATTTAGATGAGATGTTTGTATCAAGTTCTGATATATTTCATGATAAAAATGAAATTGATAACTTAAAAAGTGTATTAGATAAAAATACAAATACAACAAATATTATTTTTGAATGTAAACCTATATCTAATGATGCTAATGATGCTAATGATGCTAATGATGCTAATGATGCTAATGATGCTAATGATGCTAATAATGTTAATGATTATTTGAAACAACCTATATTATATAAATATTTTAAAGGTTATGTATTAGTTCCTAATAAAAATGACCCATATTATGAAATGACTCGGTTAAATAATGGTGATTGGTGTGATGATTTAAAAGGTTGGTATTATAATAAAAATGAAATAGACAAATTAAAAGAAAGGGGTTATACTATTAATTCAAAATTAATAGTTGATTATCATAATTATGATATTAACCTATTAGAAATATATTTTTATAATAAAGGCTTTATATTATCTCCAAAAAAATCTTATAAATATTATGGACAAAAATATTTATTAGGAGGGAAATGGATTGAAGAACAAAAAGGATGGTACTTTAAAAACATTAATAAATATCGTAAATTTATTAATATGGGATCAATCGACATGATTAATGATACATTTATGGAATAATACTTAAAATAATTTATAAATAAAATAATTTATAAATAAAATAATTTATAGATAATAGATTGGATTATATTATAAAATGAATATTATAAAAAATGTTACAATTATAAATAATGAAGTTAAATTTAAACTTAATATGGATTTATTTGAAAATTTCATGTTCAATTTATTAGGAGATAATTATATTTATATGAATGAAAATGATATTAAGATATGTTGTACTTATATAGAAAATATGATTAATATTAAACATAAAAAAAAACAAATAGAATATAGACATTTTTCGAGCGATAAATCATTCAAAAATATTACTAAATTTGAAATTGTAAACTATTTTACAGATGATGATTTATCATCATATGAAGATTTTTTCATAGACCTTGAAGATATAACAAATGATATTATTAGTGAATTATATTTTGATTATATTAAACAAAAAGATAATTAAAATAAATTAAAATCATTTAAAGATAAATAAGTAGATTATATTATAAATTAAGTAGCAAAATGACGGAAGAAAATAAAGAACGAATTGTAGGAAGTGAACTTGGACAAGTAAAATGGTTTGATACCAAACTAGGATATGGATTTATTACAGTTCTAACAAAGGATCATAAAGGAAGTGATATTTTTGTTCATCAAACAAATATTTCACCTTTAGAAACTGAATTTAGAACACTCATGAAAGGTGAATATGTGTCATTAAATGTCAGTAATGACGATAAAGTTCAAGCTGTTAATGTAACCGGTGTTTTAGGTGGTTCTCTTCGGTGTGATGAACCTAGACCAGTATCTAGACGTGGAGGTGGTGGGAGAAGACATGATCGTGAAAATAGCGAACAATCTAATTAATTAATTTTTATTTGGTTCTTCTAGAACTAAAGCATTTTCAATATTTCTATTAATATAACATAATATTACTAAAACTAATATTATTACTAATAAAGTGCAATTTACCATATCAATATTCATATTCATTTTTAAACTTTTCATTTTATATATTAATTATATATATTTTTTTAAAAGTTAATTTTGTAAAATTAATTTTGTAAAGTTAATTTTGTTAAAACTTTTTATAAAAGTTTATTTAAATATTTATTTATTTATTTATTTATTATGGAAATTTCAGAAATTTGGACTACAATAATAATACCATTATTAATTGGTCCATTATTTATTTATTTTAAATCTGTGTATGATAATTATACTCAAAATAAAAGAGAACATAATTTATTAGTATACAATACTAAAATAGACTATTTAACAAAAGTTTTAACTAATTTTTATTGGCCTTTATATTTAAAATTATTGTGTATTCATCAATTAAACTATAATATACCAATTAAAAATGAATATGAATATAAATCAGATGATTCTTATGAAGAAGATAGTGAATTAGAAAATAGTGATAATATTACTATAAATATTAATAACAAAAATAAAAGAACATCTATAATATTAGATAGCGAAACAATACATTTAATGGAGTTAAATATAAATGAACTTTTTAAAGAAACAATTGATATTATTGAAAATAATATTTATAATGTTAGATTAAGTAATTCTCTTAATAAGCATATAGTAAAATTCATTAAATTTTGTAAAATACGGCAAATTATACATGAAGGATCAATTGAAAAAAAATATAATATTAAATATTTTGGTACAAAAGATAATACATCTAAATTACTTAAAATAATAGAGTATGAACTTAATAAATATAAAAAACAATATAATACTTTATTAGAAGTAGGGCCATTTAATTATTAATTAATATAATTAAAATAATTATAATTTATATAATGTCTGGTGGTTTATTTGGTAGACCGTTTGTTTTAAATATAAAATGTATTATTTTTTCATTAATTATAATGATACTATTTTTATACAACCCCAATATACAAAGTAAATTAATATTAGCAACAGTTTTATTTATTATTTTTGTAATATCTTATGTTGGTTTAGCTTGGTATGATTATTATTATAATTGTCAACTACTTCCATTACAAAGAGGTGATAGATCATTAACTGGATTATTTAAACCTAAAATTCATTCAAAAAAACAAATAGATAAATCCAATACTAAAAAAGGTAATATATTAATTTATATATCTCATATTATATTCATAGTTCCTTTACTTTTATATATAGCATACTATCAACATAAAGTAAAACCATTTATTTATTCTATATTAATAGCGTTATCAATGTTTACATTAGTATATCATGGAGGCGCTATACTACAAGGATCACATAATTTATAATTTATAACAAACCACTTAAAGACCTAAACACTTAAAGATTTATTATGAAATTTGTTTTATATTTTTTAACACTATTTAATCTAGTTAATAGTATTTATTCTTATAAATCTGATTTACAAAACGATATCTTTTCAGATTATTTACCTATTATACCAGATAATGGAACTAATTTATCATTATCAATAGCTATAAGAGCTTTTGATAATATAGACCAAATTGATGGATCAATTAATATGAATATTTGGCTAAGATATAATTGGAATAGTGATATTTCTTGGAATATATCTAAATATAATAATATATCTTCTATTAATTTAAATACTAATCCTGATTATGGATTATTTATTTGGACACCTGATATATATCTATATAATACTGCTGAAAGACCAATGGCCGAGTTAGATTTTCCTAAAGCAAATGTATATAGTGATGGTTCTATATTTTGGTCTAGACCAGGTCTAATTAAATCAACATGTATATTTAATTTAACATATTTTCCATATGATCAACAGACTTGTAAATTAAAATTTGGAAGTTGGGCTTATGACTCCACCGAAATATACTTAAATGAAGGTATTAATAATTCTATAGATTTAGATAATTATCAAGAGCATGAAGAATGGACACTAACAGATTATTATACTAAAAAAAATAGTATTAAATATTCTTGTTGTGAAAACTATTATCATGATATAGAATTTTATTATACTATACGAAGAAAACCTAATTATTATGTACTTAATATTATAGTACCAACATTCGCTACAGCTACACTCATTATTTTAACATTGTTAGTACCTTGGAATTCAGGAGAACGAATTTCATTTGCTGTTACTGTATTATTAACAATTATAGTATTTTTATTAATAGTATCAGAAAATTTGCCAAAAACAGATAGTAAACCATTATTATCTCTTATGATTATAGGACTAATATATTTTTCATTAGTTGGTGTAATGTTTACTGTTATAATTAGTTATATCCATTATTGTATTAAAAATAAAACAATCCATAATAATAGACTTTTAAATTATTGTTTCTTAAAATTTCAATGTGTTAAATGTTATATCAATAAACCTAAAATACATGAAGATGTAATATCTATGAAGTCAATAAAATCAAATAGTTCTAATGATTCATTACCATCATGTCCATCTGTATCTTCATTGTCTGAATCGGAAACGGATTCGGATGAAAGAATTAAACCAATTAAAAATTATATGGAACCAACAAATAATAGTTATAATAAAAATAAACTAGATTTAAAAAAATGTAAAAAATTAACACTTAAAATAGAAAACATATTCATAATGCTTTTTTTAACTAGTTTTATAATATATTGTGTAGTTATATTTTGTATTGTTCCTAAATATTAAGGATTTTAAGTTGCTCTTCTGTAGGATAATTAATAATATTATTTTTTTTTAATTTAATAATCTTTTTCTTTTCATTTATATTTAAAAATGAAGCTTCATCACGTTTAATATCATAATAATGTTTATCTATTACACCATTTATAAATGTATGAGCACATTCAATTTGATTCATATTTCTAGCGCCAGTAATTATAATACTTCCACTTTGAAAAATTGCTACAGTAATTTTTTTACATTGACCATTACCATCCCCTATTCCTGTTCCATTACAATATACATCACAATAACATTTACCTTCAAATTCTTTATTTTTATAAGCTTTATTATAATAATATTTACTATTAACACCAGGATAAATACATGGTTCATAGGATGAAAATGTATGATATTTATTTAATAATAATTCATGTAAAACATTTCTTTTTATCTCAAAACCCAAATAATAATCACTATTTATAAGCACAATCTTATAATCTTTAGTTTTACAAGTTAAAGGAGACATAACACCATCTTCAACTAAACTTGTTTTACAATGTTTACATTCAGTTAGTTCATCAGTATTACAAATATTACAAATATAATGATTACATTTTGTTATTTTAACATTATGATGTGATACAATTTTATTACAGAAATTACATTCAATCCCTGACGGGTGTGTCTCTTTTAATTTTTCTAAATGTATTTCACTTAATTTTTTAAAATAAACTCCTTTTAAATTTTTAATCTTATTTAATATAATATTCATTGAGATTTCACCTTCATCAAATTTTTTTAGACCGGTCATAGATACAGAACCATTATTAAATAATTTTATATTATTTAATCTATCTGGTTTAGGTTGAACTATAATAGTTATTTGATTAAAAAATACTCTCTTTTTTGCTTTTGCTTTTTTAGATTGAACTTTATGATTTTCCCCTTTATTAATACTATCCCCATATTCAATATATTTAATTTTATCATCTATACTTAAATATTTTGATACAATTTGTAAATTAATAATACTATTAATATTACAGGTTGCTGTATGTGTAGATATTCTTAAATCAGTTGGGGAAATATTCATCCTAATATTAATACTTAAAATGTCTTTAAATTAATTTTAAAAATCAATTTTATTATCATAAAAAATAAATTTAAAGTTAAATTATAGATGTAAATTTTTATATTTAAGAAGAAAATACCATATTTATATAAATTTATGGATGACTATTCTATATTGGGGGTATCAAGGGATGACCCTATAGATATTATTACACTAAAATATAAGAAACTAGCATTTAAATGGCATCCTGATAGAAATATTAATAACAAAATAGTGTCTGAAGAAAAATTTAAAGAAATATCAAGTGCTTATCATAATATAATTAATAATAAAACTAAACCATTTGGGACATTTACATCTAATATGAATGGTCAATTTGATTTTACACATATTTTTAGTAAAATAAATAATATGAAAGATTTTTTAAAAAATATGGACTATGAACATCTAATAAATAATGTTATAGATAAAGTTGAAACTTTTAGTGAATTTATGGATTCCAAGAAAACTAATTTAGACTATACTGAAGATTTATATATTAATGCTAATATAGAACTATTTGATATTTATAATAATTTAGAAAAAACAATAAATATAGAACGATCAAGGAAATGTGATGAATGTAATGTTAGTATTAGAGAACATTGTAGTAAATGTAGTAAATGTAATTCTATGAAATATATTAATAAAAATATTGAATTATTATTTGAATGTAAACTTAAGAATATAGTTTTTCCTAAATTATCACATCATTATCCAAATAAAATGCCTGGTAATATTATTATAAATATTAATCCTAAAGATAATTCTTTATATAATATATACAATAATTATGATTTAATTTATACTTTAGATTGTCTAGAGTTAATGAATTCTAATGAATATGATTTTTCTATTAAACATTTAGATAATAAAACTTATTCGTTTAAAATAGAAAATCCACAATTTAATTATAAATATAAAATACCAAATTTAGGATTATTATATAATAGTGATGAACCTAAAAGAGGTGATTTATATATTATATTAATTTATCCAAACAAAAATAATACACAAATTAAAATGTTGTAATATTTTATAATGCCTAAAAAAATGAGAAAATCAAAAAGAATTAGAAATTCAAAAAGAATGAGACGTAAATCTAGAAAATTATTGAAAGGTGGTTCTAATTATAACAATTTACAAAGAAGATTAAACGCTTTAAGGGAAACTAGTCGACAACAAACAAGAAAACAAATGATTCAAGCATTACAAGACAAAGAAAGAAAGAATGTGCAACGCAGTTGGGACGATCTGATGGACCAACCACGCCAAAGACGTTTACCACCGCGTGGTTATGGAAAAACTAGAAAGGATCCACACGCGGATAAATTGAATCGCGACGTGGAAAATGGGAAGGCTAAAAAAGCAGCAAAAAACGCTGGGCTAAAAATTGTTGGATCTATCGCAAAACCTACACCATACCAACTAGATAAACTCGCATTGCGTGGGGTGGGGATGGCGGTTCATAAACCTAAACCTAAACCTAAACCTAAACCTAAACCTCAATCTGCTAACAATGAAGCAATAATCATGTTTAAAGATAATGTAAGTAAAAGTTCTACAAACGTTGATTTTATATCAGCATACTCTAAATTACCAACTAAATTTAAACCAAAACATATGCCCACCGACAATCCAGAACAAAAAAAACAAATAGCAGATTTAAGAAAATTATTACGTTCAGAGTATAATAAGAAAATGAAACCAAAAAAATTAGGAAAGCATATTGTTTCATGGGCTGGTTAAATTTACTTAAAGACAATTTAACTATTATATTAGTAATATGGATAATAAACGAGTTAATCGTACTGATAAATTTTGTAATTCCGTAAAGAAAAAAGATGTTTCGTGTGTTTTATCTAATACTGACGCTATTCAATGTGAATGTGCTCATATAGTTCCATTAAATGGTGATTATGGACAGACAAACTATAAAAATGCTGATGTTCTAAATAGTGAAGCTAATGGAATGTTATTATCTAAAGAATTACATTTTTTATATGATCAATTTATTTGGTGTATTAATCCACATAAATTTGAAGAAATAAAAGGAATTCCTAAAAAAAGAAAATACAAAATAGAAATTGTTTCCAGTTATAAAGATAAAAACTTATCAATAAATAATTATAGTGATATTATATTACGTTCAGAATCATATCATTTTGTTGAATTAGCGTATAAGATTTTTGTTAATAATTGGAATCCAAATGAAGCTAATTATAAAAAATTAGAATTAACATCTAATAGTTCGTTACATAATTTAAATAATTTAAATAATTGTATTTCTAATTATAATACTATAGATAAACTTGATAATAATGTGTTAGAACAATTAAATGAAGAATTAAATGAACTTATAATTCAAAATATACAAAACAAACGGAATTTTAATAAAAATAAAAAAATAGAATTAAGTCAAAAATATAATATTCATGAACAAAGTATTGAATCATATTATAAAAAATTAAAGAAAAACAATGGACATAAATTGGTTCTACTATCAAGACCAAGCACTAATTAATTAATTAGTAATAAATCGTGTAGCAATATTCATACCTTCTAACTCTTGTATTAATAATTTACATGAATATGGAATTCTTATTTCTGAGAAATCTATATAATTTTGACATGATTTACATTTATATATATTTTCATCTGGATTTACTGAAGCAATAAATCTACATTCATTACATATAAATACTCGGTAATTATCCGATACATCTAACATTCTTTCTTTTAAAAATCCCACACTACCATGTGCAATCATACAATCTCTCTCCATCTCACCAAATCTTAGACCTCCATCTCTTGCTCTACCTTCAGCCGGTTGTCTAGTTAATAATACCATCGGACCAGTAGCCCTTGAATGTATTTTATCTTCAACCATATGTTTAAGTCGTTGATAATATGTTGGTCCAATAAATATTTTACTTGTCATTTGTTTTCCAGTAAATCCATTATATAATACTTCATTACCACTGCTTTCAAAATTGCTTTTCTCAAGTGCCTCCATAATTTTATCTACTGAGGTTTCATTAAATGGAGTTCCATCACCATAACCACCTATTAAAGTAGCAGCTTTACCTAATATACATTCAATTAATTGAGCAATAGTCATACGACTCGGAATAGCGTGCGGATTAACAATAATATCAGGTCTTATACCATCTTTAGTAAATGGCATATCCTCTTCATTAATAAGCATTCCACAAGTACCTTTTTGTCCATGTCTAGATGAATATTTATCTCCTATTTGAGGTATACGATTAGATCTAACACGCACTTTACAAAATTTATGTCCGTCTCCATTTCTATTAACATATATTTTATCAATATAACCTTTTTCATTTGGTTTTAAAAATGTACTACTATCTCTATAGGTATTATTTGATTTTCCTTTATTTTTAACCGGATAAACTTTTCCAATTATTATGTCATTCGATGTTACATATGTATTTACTGGAACAAATCCATTAGATTCTAACTTATCATAACAACCTGGTTTTATTCCAGCAGTAATATCCATAACTGGTTTCATAATACGTTCATCTTGTCCAGATGATTGAATCTTCTTCTCATCATCTCTATATGTTCTATAAAATGTTGATCTAAATAAACCTCTTTCAACTGAACCTTTATTAATTAAGATTGAATCCTCCTGATTATATCCACCATAAGATGATATAGCAACAATTACATTTAACCCATTTGGAACCTTACATGAGGGAACTAATTTACCTATATTTGTATCTACAATAGGTTTATTTGGATAATATAAGATATGCCCCATAGTATCCATTCGTTTTCTAAAATTTGTCATATATATTCCCATTGCCTGTTTACCCATAGCAGATTGATATGTATTTCTTGGTGATTGATTATGGTTTGAAAATGGAATTAATGATGATAATAAACCTAACATTAAACTAGGATGAATTTCACAATGAGAATATTTTACGCCCTTATTTTTTAAATTTTTAAATACACCTATCATTTTAAAATATGATTCTTCTGTATCTAAATATTCAATACAACCTATTTTATTAGAACGCGTATCTTCTAGATCATAATTTAAATTATTATTTAATGATTTTAATATTAAATTTCTAAATTTATATTTTTTAGATACAATTTTATTTATATCATTTTTATTTATTAGTAGTTTATTATTTTCAACTATATACAAAGGTCTACAACATCTCCCAGCGTCTGTAAAAATATTAATTTGATTTAAATCAGTATTTAATGATATCGAAACATAAATATTAATTAATCCTTTTCTTCTTGATGTTATTAATCTATTATAAATTATATTAGGATTTTTAGTTAAATATATCCAATCTCCATTAACAAATATTTTAGTCATGTCCACAATATCTTCCAAATTTTTAATATCTTCTATATGTGTTATATCTTTATTTAATTCAATTATTTTTAAAATTGGTTTTTCACTACTTTGATTTGTAATATATGTCATTATACTTAAATTTTTTACTAATCCTACAGAACCACCTTCTGGTGTTTCAGCAGGACAAATAATACCATATTGTGTATTATGTAATTTTCTAGGTGGGATTAATTTACCAGTTTTTTCAGTTGGTGTATTTACTCTCCGTAAATGTGATAAAGTAGCGTTATAAGTTAATCTATTTAATACTTGAGCAATACCTACTTTATTAGTTGTACTTTTTATTCCCCAATTACCTGTAGCTAAACCATATTTTATACCAGATTCTATAGTTGTAGATTTAATAATTTTAAATAAATTATTATTATTAATAATTGACTCAATATTCATTTGTTTAGAATTTTTCCAAGGATTACTATTTAATTCTTTCATAATTTGATTTCTCATATCTTTAGTCATCTTAGTAAAATATTGTCTAAATAATAGTGCCATTAAATATCCAGATGTTTCAACTCTTTTATTACAATAACTATCTCTATCATCATAATCTAATTCATTAAAATAACATCGTAATAATTTATTTACCATATATCCTAAAAACAAAGCCTTTTTTTTAAAACTAACCCCAACATGAGCTAAAACATCTCTTTCCATCATTTCTTTAAATAATATTAATTTACGTTCTCTATTTAATTTAATATCTTTTGGTTGTCCTAAAATAGAACTATACCTTAATATATATTCTAATGCTTCCTCTTGTGTATTCACACAACTACCTTCTTCTATAGTACTTTGTAGTAAATCTAATTTATCTAGATTATTATCAATATTATATAATATATGCTTAATAATATCTTTATCTGATATAATTCCAAATGATCTAAATACTATAAATAAAGGAATATCTACTCTACAATGAGGAATATTAACTTTTAATGTCTTACCTTTTAATATATCTTTATTTGAAAATTTTATACTACAGTTTTTTGGAGTATTAAAACCAACTTTATTTACAGATTTTACTTCAGCAATATGACTATACTTTAAATTATTTTTACTTGCTTTAAATACATACACTTTTTGTTCTGCTATTTTTTCTTGTCCAACTATAACCTTTTCATTACCATTTACTATAAAATATCCACCTAAATCATATTTACATTCATTTATATCATTTATATTTGAATTACAATATTTAGATCCTATCATCATCGGTATTTTTCCTATATTAACTTTTTTTAATTCCTTACTATTTAACATTTTTTTTTCACCATTTTCATTTGAGTAAATTTCTATATTTATATCTATTAATAATTGTGATGAATATGTTAAATTTCTCAATCTCGCATCTTGTGGATACATTAATTTAGTGCTTCCATTGTTCTCAAAAATAACTGGTTTATTAAAATAAATATTACCAAAATTAACATTTATTTCATATTTATATGAATTATTAATTTCATCATAATTATTAAAAATAACTAATGGATTAGATTGTTTTACAATTTGTTCTATTTTACTATCTGTAAATTCATTATATGAATCTATATGATGTCTAATTAAATTTTTATAATTATCTTCTTTTAAATATGATTCTATTACTTTCCAAGTATCTATATCATAATTAAATTTTTCCATTTTATTAATTTATTTTTTTTTTTTAAATAAAATAAATTCAATTTTATATTATATAAAAAAAACTTTAAATAAAAATAAAATTAGTATATTCTATTTATTAATATAAACAAAATAATTATAATTATCAATAATATACCTAAAATAGTGCTATATGTATATTTTTTATTTCTACAATTTGAAATATTTGAAAAATGTTCTATAGTATCTTTTTTGGGAAAATATTTTAATCCTCTTGTTTTTTTATTTATATATAAATCATCATTAGTCATATTATCATCATATACAATTATATTTTTATAATCTATATTATTTTTATATTTTTTATCTAAAGATTCATCTTCATCTTCATCTTCATCTTCATCTTCATCTTCATCTTCATCTTCATTATTCTCATTATTCTCATTATTCTCATTATTTTTATTGCTATCTATAAATTCAAACGGTCTTATTTCAGGATATTTTTCTAAATAATCTTTATATTCATCTGAAGAAGACTTTTCATAATATTTTTTTTGTAGAAATGTTCTTATTTCTTCTCTTACTAATGATTTATTTTTTTTTGATAATGTTTTTAATATAATGTCACCCTCTTCATTTTTACTATGTATATCAGAACCATAATCAACTAATAATTTAACTATATTAAAATTCATTCTATCTTTAAATTTTTTTTTTTTTTCTTCATCTAATTCTTCATCATATCTAACTGGAAGAACAGCAGTATGTAATGGAATTTCCCCATACTTATTTGTTTGATCTATACAAGAAAATGAATTATTTTGTAATAATATTTTAACACAATTATATGAACCAGATCTTATAGCACAATGTAAAGCTGTATCACCATATTTGTTTTTACATTCTACTTGACATCCATGTTTTAATAATTTAAAAACACAATCATAATTTCCTCTTAAACACGCTATATGTAAAACACTATTTTCATCTTTATTAACATTTGAATAATCAAAATTAGTAGTTAATAAGTATTCAATACATTTAAATGAATTATAGTAAACAGCATTATGAAATCCTGTATTTCCTGAATAACCATATAATAATTTTTCATTTACATTATTATTATTTTCAGTTTCATAATATTCTTTAATTTGATGAACATCATCTCTTTTAATCGATTGAATTAAATAATAATGATCATTAATTTTTTTATCATCATTATTATTATTATTTATATTTAAAAATATACCAGAATTACATTTAGAATAATAACAATCTTCTTCTAATTTTTGTAACTCACTCTTTGAAAACCATTGTTTTTCTGTAAAATCGGTAGGCTTTAACATTTTCAATTTACATAATTCATATGATGTTGGATTTCTCCAATTTCCTTCACCACATTCATCCGTATTACATACTCTAATTTTTGTTATTTTATTATTACATTTTTTTACATCTACTTTTTTAAATCTATTAAGTAGATATTTTGGAATTGAACCTTTTAAATTTATATCAAATGGATCGCAGCATTTTTTTAATTCTGTACCATTATCAAGATTACATTTAGTTTTAAATTTTAGTTTAATATTTTTTATTTCTTCTAATGTATATTTTTTTTTAGTATTTGGATTTATTGTATTAAAATCAAATTCATTATAAGGTTTATATGATATATTACATGTATCTTCTTCACGACGACAAGATGTTTTTGTAAATAATTTATCTAAATATTCATCCATTATTTTTAAATTAACGGCGCCATCTTTGAATAATAATTCTAAATCATTAACACCAACCTTATCTATTCTATTTCTTATATCATCTAATATTATTTCTAAAAATTCTTTATTTACATTATTAGGAATATTAAATTGTAAATAGTGTTTATTATTTGAAGATATAGGCATTGAGGTTGTAGTTACATTTGAAACTTTTGAGGTTGTAGATACCTCAAAATGTTCTCTATTTTTATTAATTAAATTTACAAATATATTTTTTAAATTCATATTATTATTATATTATATTATTATTATTTTATGTTTATTTTTATATCCGTAAATTTATTTTAAACAAATTTTAATACAAAATATAAATTAACAGAATCTTAACACTATTAAGACCAGTAAAAAATAAATTTAGTGTTAGAAAAAATTATTTATCATTTATTTATATTATCTTTTTGATTGCTTGAATATAATATAATCATTAAAAAGTTTATTTTCATTTATTTTATTAAATTTTCTTAAATTATGTTCAATATTATATTTAACATTATTCGAAAATGGTTCTGTATAATTTATAAAATCTTCTTTTGGTGGGACATTGATTAAAACCATAACATAATCATCCTTATTATAAGTGGTTTTTCCAAATTGTTTTAGTATATCGTTTTTATCAAAATAATTTGTCCAGTCATTATTATCCCAATCGGCATCTTTTAGAAAGGGATGGTTATTGGACTTAATACTTTTATTTTTGAAGTTTTGCAGTATTTTATATTCTTTTATTGGATTATTCGATTTCAATTTAAGCGGTTCCTTTTTATAAAAACTTGGAATACCACCATTATTATCATTTGGGATCTTTTTTACTAAAGCCAAATTATTATTAATAAGGTAATCCACATATAATTCATCTTTAAATAAAACCCCTCGTGATGGTGAGGTGATATTCCAGTTACCGGTTCGAAGACATCCTGTTTCTAATAAAATTGCATAATTTGGAACTTTCGACAACCATTTATCTTCATTTTGATTTATATTAAACCGAAGGGGGGTGGTGAGGAGGTTTCGAATGGCCGAGACATATTTTGAAGACGTGGTAACTATCCACGACATCCACTCATATTTTTTAGGTTTGTGCCTAATCAAGGCAGATTTTAATGATTTTTTAACAATATTCGGAATAGAGATGGCATTACAAGTATTACAATAATTAGAGCATTCCTGTATAGATATTTTTTTTCCTGGGATACACATTTTCGAACACCTATCAGCTGACTTGTCCAGGCATTGGGTATTTATTAAAAACATAACATAATCATTCTTATCATATGCGGGTTTTCCAAATTGTTTTAGTATATCTGTTTTATCAAAATAATGTTTCCAGTCATACTTATCACTCTCGACATTATTGGAATTAATACTTTTATTTTTGAAGTTTTGTAGTATTTTATATTCTTTTATTGGATTATTCTCCTCTAATAAACGCCGGGACGTTTCATAAAAACTCGGAATACCATCATTATTATCATTTGGTATATTTTTTACTAAAGCCAGATTATTATTAATAAGGTAATCCACATATAATTGGTCTTTAAATATAACACCTGTATTTGGATCTATACCCCATTTACCGGTCCGATGACTATCACGTTCTAATAAAATTGCATAATTTGGAAAGCCCAAATTCCAATTATCTTTATTTTGATTTATATTTAACCTGTAGTTTGTAATGGAGTTGGGGCTACCCAAGCTGTCTGCGGTAGCAATAAATTCTTTAGATTTGCGACTAATCAACACAGAATTTAATGATTCTTTAACATTTTCCGGAATAAGAGTGGCTTTGCATGTATTACATAAATTTGAACATATCTCAGGGGAATATTGAGGGGATTTACCACCAGCGTAACACCTAGTCGAACATCCGTACACATTCTGGAATGCACATTTGATTGGTGTCATAGTTGTTGTTGTAGCTAATGGTGTTGATATTACTTTAGTGTTTTGTGTTGTTCTACCAGCAGTTGTAACAAATGGTGTTGTTGTTACTCTTGGTGTTGTTGTTACTCTTGGTGTTGTTGTTACTCTTGGTGTTGTTGTTACTCTTGGTGTTGTTGTTACTCTTGGTGTTGTTACTCTTGGTGTTGTTGTTACT